AAGGCACTGAGGTTCTTAGAATACTGATCCAACTGCACGACACCGAATGGCGACTGCACAGCCAACCTCTGAATCTTGGCATAGAGGTCGTTCGCATAAGAAGCCTGACCCAAGATAGCGGTAAGACTCTTGCGCTGTGATTCCAACTGTCCTCCAGTCTGAATAATCTTCTGCAAGAATCCCTGCGCTCCCCACACTCCGATATACTGAGTGGCAAGTGATTTCAGGTCACTTAGAACCTGAGACTGATGTTTCATGGAGGTGGTTGACTGCTGTAATGCAGCTGCCATATTACGCTCCTCCATTGTCAACTTGTTCTTGGCACTGATATTCTTATTGACCTCTGCCGTGTTCTCTGATAATCTGGCACTGAGGGAACGATACGCACCCTCCTGCATGAGCGTGTTGACGGTGGTTCCTGGAGTGTCGTTGAGTTTGGTCTTGGTACGGAGTTTGTCGAGCATCGAGAGATAATGCTCCATTTCTGCAATTATGGCATCAAGTTTAGGTGTGGCGATGCCCTGTTCAGCAGCCTCCTTCTGCAAACGTTTTGCACGTTCGAGTTTGACAGCGAGTTTGTCGTACTGCTCAATGGCTCTTTCAATTGCCTTTGCCTGATCCTGAGCGACTTTCTCGTCCGACTTGTTTTTATCAGAAGCCTTGCGATTAGTCTCATTCTGTTCATTGCGAAGACGCAACAATACCTCCAATAGCGTCTGATACTGAGTAATCAGTTTCTCCACGCCGTTGGTATTTGAAAGCATCTTCTCGTTATATGCAGTGCCACTGAGCTGTGCCAGAAGATCCCTTGCAGCCATCACCTGAGACGAAGAGCCGCTGATGTCAAGACCCATGCCCAAGCCCTTTGCCCTGACAGCCTCCAATTTCTGAATGGCTTCCTGCAACTCTGTGAAAGCCTTCTTTATTCTCTCCTTGTTCTGAACGAGTTCGTTGACACGCTGTGTCTCTTCATTGCCTGCACCGAGGAGAGAGAGGAAATAACGACCAAGCGGGGCTTTCTCACCCGGATTCTCTGGAGTCCACAAAGCACTAAGGCGCGTATTCTTTAGTAGCGTCTCATTTTTCTTCAACTCCTCCAAAGTCTTGATGTACGCCTCAATCTCACGGCGTTTGCGCTCAATACTCTCCTTGCTGAATCCGAACTCGTCGGCACGCCCGCCTGCCTTCTGGAGTTTTTCTTTCTCCTTAATCAAGGCTGAAATGGCAACCTCAATCTGCTCGATGTTACGACGGAGGTTAGGCGCACCGTCGTCATTGAGACGAAGGCTAACAGCCATGCTACGCAAGGCAGAGTCGGCCATGGTGACATTCTCTTTCAGGTTCTTCAAATGCGCACCCATGAGAGCGATGTCGTTGTTGCTGCCGGGAAGCGGACGCTCCAACGCCTTATACGTACCAAGAAAATCCTTGAATTGCTCACGGTTAGCCAGAAGACCACGAATAGCATTCTGAACTGAATAGAGGCTTTGCAGGTATGCCTTCATCTGATTGGTGTCGCGGTTATGACCCTCTCCGAACTTGATAGCCTCCTGCGCCTTCTTGATATAGTTGCCAACAACCTGCTCCTCACGAATGAGTTTTTGAATGTTGTCGATATAAGCCTTTACGCTGAAACTTGCTTTCTCAAAACCATCACCCTGACTACCGACATTGAAGCCAACCTGCTTCGATACCGAAGCCAGACCGCCGAGAGCGGCTTCGGCTTTCTTTGCTGCCTCTGCCTCCTCGTCCAACTGCTTCTTGCGACGGCTCTTACCACTGCCGCCACTCTTAGTATTCAGTTTCTCGATGGTCGAGATCAACTTGTCAAAACGGTCGTTGAGTTTCGACAACTCTTCCTGATAGGCGTGTATGCCATCACTATCCTTGCCTTTGCCGACACCAGACATGGCGGCACTGATTGAGTCCAACTGACTCTTGATGTCACCGACATTGAGCGTAATGGTCTTGCCATTGTATTTTCTCAGGAACTCGTCAAGTTCCTTTTCTCTTGCTGCAATGGTATCTTTCAGGCTCTTGATGCCTATCTCAAACATTAATTTTGACAAATCACTCATAACAATAATGCTTCAAATTCAACGTAACTACCACATCAATATGTCGTTATGAAATGGTAAATTTTTGCGACAAAGATAATAATTTATCTTTACAAAGGAAATCGCCGTTACATAAAATCTTTAAGTTCTAATCCAAAAAAAACTCTGCGAAAATTTGCAATCATAGATTTTTATTGCTATTTTTGCAGGACAAACTTAAAAACAAGTGATTATGATGAACTTAATTCTTAGTATCAGACCAGAAGCGTTTTTCTCATTCCTCTTAGTAGTGGGAGTCCTCGCGCTTAATATTTTCCTCCTCGTAAAGTTTGTGCAGATGGCGAAAGATACGAGGGAGTCAAAAACCACACTTACGCAGATCCTCAACCAACTGAGGAAAATGGGGGAGAAATGCAGATAAGGAAAAAGGGAAGCCATTTTGCCTCCCTTTTTATTTTTCCTGATTCGGAATTTTCTCTCCAGTAGCAAGGTAGTGTTTCATATCGAAACCGCGAGCCTTTTTTCTCTGCTTCCATTTCTCAACGGCTTTGTCGAGTTTTGCGGCATCGGGCTTGTAACCGGGATCGCCTGGCTTCAATTTCTGCTCGTCCTCACGCTTCTTATAGACGGTGATTGGAGCGTCGCCCATAATCAAGTCAACTTGCGCGGCAGAAAATCCCCAATAATATCCGTACATTTCTACTCTCCAGATCCCGAAGTACGTCCGAGGTTGGAAGAGCCATTGGGCTTGTTTTCGGTCTGAGAACGCGCCGCCAAATCTTGTCCGCGACGGATAAGTTCTGCTTCCGCTTCCTCCATCCTCATCTGCATCAGCGTACCCCTTGCCTCTGTCAGCAATGTGATAGTCCACAAATACTGTTCGAGCGGAACTTTTTTTTTACCTTCTGCGAGGATCGGCATTAGTTGGATATTATCGTACTGACGGACGTAGTAGAACCAACGCCATTTCCACCAATAATTCAGCTTCAGATTCCAGTAGCCGTTAAGGACGTAGATGGCAGCAGCCTTACAACTCAGTTTCAAATCGTCCGTTATTGCTGATAGCGGATCTTTGTCTGGGTCTTTGTCGTCATTATCAATCTTCTTTTTTCGGATAAGAAGAAGCGACAATTTTTGGAGTTGTCCGTTTCCGAGCCAGAAAACCTTGTATTTTTTCTTGGTTCTGGGAATCGGAACTAATGTCGGTGTATTGGCAATGACACTGGCGTAGTTCTGTTGTGCTTCGAGATAAGGCTGAGAAATCTCAGGCTCTTTTTCCTCTTCGTTTTTCTTCTTCATAATAGCGTCGTTTTATCTGGTTGGAAAAAAGGGCAGCAACGGCTCCTTGCTGTCACTGCCCCCGTGAAGTAGGTATTTGTGGAAAAAGAAAAATTCCAGTTATGCCTCCACATCAAGAACTGCAACTGCATCAGCAGCAGCACCCTCCTGAATAGTACCGTTCAGCATCACGCACAGAGGCTTGTTCGAAGCGTCGAAGGCTACGGAAGCCATCAGCTTTGCCTTCTTCACGAAGAAAGCGTGTTCCTCTGTGTCGTCGAGAGCGAACAGACCAAGAACGACGGCCTTGCGGATTCCGCTGAAAGCCTTGCCCTTGTATGACTTGCCCTTGAAGACAGTACCAGTGGTCTTTCCCTTAACCTGAAGATCAGTAGCGGTAAAGCCGCAGAAATCCAGAATGTCGGTGTCGTGACATGGAATCTCGATGGCAATCTCGGTGTCGCCGGAAGTCATCTTAGAAGTCCAGTACACACCAAGACCGTGAATCTTGTGACCGTCGGTGTTTGGGGTGCCCTCGTTGTAGTTGAAACCAGAATCCTCTGAGCAGGGGAATTCACACATATTAGCCTCGTCGAGTTCTACGACAGTGCCACTTGCATCCTGACCCGTTGCAGCAGTCGAGGTGAAGCCACCCTTCATTGCAAACAGAGAGGAGATACCAGTAAGCGCATACGGCTGCATTTGCTCTTTCGTCTTCATAATCTATAAATTTTAATTGTTGGAAAATGCATTAGTTTTACTTCTTAGCCTAAATGAGAGTGTACCGATGTGAAAACCGTTCTCGTCATAACCGTCTGGCAGCAGGCGTGGCTTCGTTGCAGTGATATGCTCTGCCGACAAAGGGAAGCCTTTCTTTATCTTATCGACAAGTCGATAATGCGTCACCTGATCGAGCGTGGCATCAGACTTGGCCTTGGTGAAGACATGGATAAGCCCCGTTGTGTCAAGGGCGAAATCCTTGTTACCGACAACCATGTCCTTTACCTCCGACGGAATATCAATGACAACGAACTCCTTCATCTTGCCTGCCACCTTGTCGGGACGATTGCCTACAAATATATAGTCAATCTCTATGAAGGTGGCGACGAAGAGAATCAGTTCCTCGTACATGATTTCCAATGGTGCTTTGTCAGACTGTGCCATAACTATGCTGCCTTTAAGAAGGAAACGCCGATTGTCTCGGCATACTGCCTTGTGTTAATGATTCCCGTAGTCCCACGTTTGTATTCTATCCAAGTAGCATATTCGACGGGATAGACGACAACGATTTCGAAGACGTTGCTACTACCCGGTCTGTACTCCTGAAAGAACTTCCTCGCGTCGTCAACACCCCAACCTCCATTGGTCTGGATTGTGGGAAGATAGGCTGACTTCTCCCCGTCGTAGTCGGGATTGAAGAAATACCTGCGGCTCTTCCTCATACGCATCTTGACCTGAATGGCTTCAGCGGCATATTGAGCGGCGTAGTACGCGGCGACGGGCTTGTTATCACGATACAGACACACAACGATGGAGTTCAGGAGGTTTCCAGTGAAATTGTGGGCACCTGGCATCTGCTGTCTCTGCTTTACGGCTTCGAGACATAAATTGGAGCAGTAGGTACGGCATTTCTTCTCAACATTGTCGAGAATATCCTTCCAATGCTGCTCGATCGCCTTATGTGCCTGCTTAGTTACGTCCATATTTCCAAAGTAAGTGTGTACCCAAGTTACCGGGCATACGGTCAACGATAAGTCCCTCCTCCTCATAGCCAAACTTCTCCACGATAACGGTATCGCCCTCTTGCGGGATAGTCTCTTCAGTCCACTCGTCCTGTTTCACGGGCAGAGCGAGCTTACGTGCTGACGTAATTACTTCTCCTCTGTCTGACGTGGTGTGAATGTCGAAACTCCTGCATACACCGTCATAGATGACGCTGCCACCCTTCTCAGGCTTCAAAGCATTGTGCTTCGGCGGTCTGGTAATGGTGCAGTGGTGCGGAAACCTCGGATTGTCAACTGGCATAGCTATCTGCGTTTGGGATTACGGATATTACGGAAACCGTAGCCAACCATCCCCCAAGAATTGCCTCCGACCTTGTTCAAGCCGTATTTCTCAAAGATCTGGTTCGCCATACGTAGGAATCGGTTGAGAGCGTTTGCCGACATCTGTTCACCACCCTCAGAGTGAGACCAGTCACCATCGCTGTCTGCTACCTTCTCAGTCATGGTAGGTGAACTTGCCACCCAGACATAGAGATATGCAGTCGCCAATTCGAGTTGCTTCGCAGAGAGGGTATCAACATCGGCTCCAGCCTCAATCTTTGCCCCTGCGCTGTTCCCGGCATCGACAAGGATAGTGAGCAGGGCATCGTCCGTGACTTTCACACGGACTTTGCCTTGCAGGTATTTCTCTATTGATTGTGCATTCGTCGGCATATCACATCGAGATTATTACTCCTTCCATACCTTGAAGAATCCGATTTCGCGAATATTGTTGAAGACGGGGGCTGCGTACAGCTCACAATCAACAACGTTCTTGAACGGACGCTCCTCAGTGGAGTTCAGAACCATGATACGGTTCTCCACAAGGTGATACTTGTGGTTGTTACCGATCTGTGCCATGAACTGCTCACGGTCAACATAGATGGAGTTGGTACACTTCATTTCGAACGGAACAATCTCTGAGCAGGCTGCAACGAGGTTATGCTCGTCGAATGCAGGTGCGTCGGGGATTGCAATACCGTCCTCTTCGTGACGGCTCTTGCTGTCGATCACGTCGAACATCCATACGCCCATGTCGTGCATGTACGACAGGATCTCTGCGGGCTTCAGCTTCACGTCCGAAGGATTGAAGAAGTTGGCGCGTGCGAGACAGGCGTGGATGACAGAAGGGTGCAGGAGCAGACGATCGAACAACTCCAGACTTCCCTTCCAGTGATCAACG